GCCGATAACGGACATTTGAACCAAACCGCACAGAATGGATGGAGTGCGGGAGTATTAACAGCATTAACAACTTAGCATTATGAAACTAATTAAATCAATCCTAAACGACTGTAAAAGTTGGGATAAAATAGTAATCAACAAATGGCATTTACACGCTCCAATAGCGTTTATTATTGGTTGGGGTTTATTTTGGCTATTAGGGGATAGAATAACCGACATTTTTATTTTCAGCAAAGTATTTTTAAAGATATTCGTACCTAGTCTTTTAGGTTATGTGGGTTTATGGTTATTTGAGGGATGGCAAAAGAAAGGTAGAATAATTGGCGAACTTGAAATGTTCGAGAGCAAAAAAGATTTGTGGGTAGGAGAATTTTTCTTAGTTTTAGGAGTAGTTTTAACTTACCTTGTACTATGACAATCCAAGCAAAGCGTCTTTGGTTTATACGATAATTGCTATTTGTTTAATGGCGCATTATAAATTAGCCTTTGGAGCGGAGTTGTACATTATTGTTTACAAAGCAATTTTAGCAATTGGGATATTTATCGCAGTATTAACATATTTATTTACACGCAGAGAATGAATTTTATGCAAGATTTTTTTATACAGAATTGGCTAACATTAGTTGGTTTTTTGTCCGCTCCTCTAATGTGGTTTCTAGGTGGAAAACAAGCCAAGAACCAAGAACTTAAAAGAGGTGAGGTAGATATTGAAAGCGCAGAAATTGACTACGCTGTTAAGGTTCGTGAACTATACGAAAGTTTATTAGAACAAGCCAACAAAGATAAAGATTCTTTAAAGTTAGACCGAGATACTATAGTCGAGGAGTTCAAAGCTGAAAAGGAATATTTCAGAAGTCAAATAGATTCGTTGCGACAACAAGCTGCTACTATGCAAGAACAGTTCAATAACATTCAATTAGCATACGCAAAGGAGGTTGAACAGTCGCAGAACTGGGAAAAACTGCACCTAGAATTATTGGAAAAGTATAATGATTTGGAAAACAAGCATGAGGAATTGCAAAAGTTATATTCTAAATTGAAGTTAGATTTTGATAATCATAAAAAACAAACGAAATGAAATTAGACGATAAAGGTTATCAATTAATTGCTGGTTTTGAGGGATTGAGTTTAGTTCCTTATTTGTGTTCAGCAAAAGTGCCTACAATCGGTTATGGCAATACTTTCTATCCAAGTGGCATAAAGGTAAAAATGACCGATAAAGCAATTACAAAAGAAACGGCTTTGTGGATGCTTAAACAAACCGCTGATAAATTTGCAGTTCAAGTTGATTCTTTAATCAAATCAAATGTTAACCAAAACCAATTTAATGCAATTACATCTCTAGCTTACAATATTGGAATAGGAGGGCTTCAAAGAAGTAGTTTATTGAAAAAAGTAAATGTAAACCCAAACGATCCGACAATTACAAACTCGTTTTTGATTTGGAATAAAGCTGGCGGCATAACCAATAATGGACTTACTAAACGTCGAACCAAAGAAGTACAATTATATTTCAGTTAAAACCAAAACAGTTAAAAATCAAAGACCTACACCAAACTAGGTCTTTTTTTAAACACTTTTAAATACTTTCTAAACACTTTTAAATACTTTTGTATATTTGAATTAAATTAACTTAAAAATTAGATTATGAGATTTGTAATTATACTCCTATCCCTACTACTAATTTCGTGCGGAGCAAAGACAGTAAACAAAGAGCAAACTAAAACTGATTCAACGGCAATTGCTACACAAGTTATCAAAACAGATAGCACCGAAACAGATAGCACTTCGATTAAATTCGATGTTGTTACTGATGAGGTTTGTATTGAAGCGGTTGATTCGACTAAACCAATTGAAATAACCAACGCACAAGGCAAGGTAACTCGATACAAAAACGCTCGTTTAAGCCATCGAAAACGAAAAGACAATACAATAGTTGTAAATGAGAAAAGCGTGTCTAAAATCGTAGTTGATTCAGTTACAAACGAGATTGAAGTCAATAAAATTGAAAGTAGTAAGATAGTTTACAAAGATCAGTTTAGTTGGAGCAAGTTTATTTTAGATTTATGGTGGTTGTGGTTGCTAATTATTTTAGCGTGTTATCTTGCTTACAAATGGCAAAAAGGAACTAACCCGATTGCGCTCGTTAATGGTTTGTTTGGTAAAATTAAAACTCCGATTGTGTAATGAGAATATCAAACGTAAAAGGCGCAAGTCAACCTAATTTTATTGAAGTTCGTCAATATGAAAATAGTTTGATTAACATTCAAAAAGATATGAAACCGATTAAGAGTGATTTTGTTACTGGGTTTTGGCGTGTAAAAGCAATTGAACTAATACATAAAGAATATGCGCTTCCAACTAACCCATCGTAAACAATACCAATTCGTAAAGAAAGGTCAGTACTATATTAGAGTTGAAAAAATAGTAAACACTTGGAACGGTAAAGCACCGATTGAAGAAGAAATTAAAAAGCCTACTGATTAGAGTAGGCTTTTTTTATTATTTAAACTCGGTCTTATGTATCACAAAATCATTTAATGCAATTGGAAACTTTAAACGTGCTAAAGTGTGGTACTTTAATTTTTCAAACTCGCAGCACTTTTTTAAATTGCCGTAGGTTTCTATTCTTTCGCCTTGAATGAATACTATTATGTTTTTTCGGTTCATTTTATATTGATTTATATTGAGTTTAATTTTTTTACTCATTGTAAATATTTAACTCCTGAAGAACTTTATTATAAAAATCTAATCTCTCAGAATTAAGTTCATAACTAGATAATTCTAATTCATTAATAATAGTTTTTACCATATATTCTGCAATCAAAAAAGCGTTGTATGTAACAGTTCTTTTGTAGTTAATAATGTCCAATCTTACATCGAAAAAAGCATACGCTTTGAAAAATTGCATTAGATATTCTGCTTCATCTCTCGGTGTTCTCATAATAATTCGTTTAAAGATTTATTAAATGTATCTGGACATCCTGATGGAGCATTTATAGCAGAATACACATCGTTTAATTTAATGTTTTTATCAAATTTATTAAATATTTTTAGAGCTTTTTTTTTATCTCCTCTATCTCCATTTATATAAACCTCTTGCCAAACATTATTTACTTTAGCATTATAAAAGTGTGTTCTCATAAATATTATATTTAAAATTGTGAATAATAATAATCTATTATAATAGAAGATTTTGTTTTTGATAAAGGAAATCTTTGAGCAAATAAAATAAGTACTTCGGTTAAAGTGTTTTTAATTATATACTTATCTAAAAAAATAAGCTCTTCTGTTGGTATTGTATAAATATTACCCATAATTATTTAATTTTATTAAAAGTTTTGTGCAATCTAAAGAAACTTGTTTTTAATGATATTCTTTTGTTAATATCAAGTTTGCCGTGAATTGTGTAAAAAGATTTTAAAGCTGTCATAATTTCTGTTTTTATTTGTTGTTATCTGAGTACAAATATACGACTTATTTTGATACTACCAAATAAAATTACAAATATTTTTAAAATAAATGTAAATTAGATAAAAAAGCCGTTAATTTCTCAACGGCTAATTCAAACTTAAAAACAAAATTACTTGGTAAAGATAGGGATTAGTTTTGGAATGGCAAAACTATTTAGGAACAAAAGGTATTTCTAATTCCATTTCAAAAACTTTGTAATACTTAGCTCGATACTGTTCATCTTTTATTGATTCTTGCCAATTAAAAAACGATTGAATCGCATCCTCTGGTGTTGTACTTAAATTATTATTTGCGGTTTTCCATCCTGAAAAATCATAGTACAAAACAATATATCTTTTAACCATTCTAGGAATAGTTATGCTTTTACCTTTAATCGTTTGTAGTTGCTCCATCTTTTCTTTATTTTAATTATTAATTTATCATCCTTTTTTGTTATTTTGGAGTGATAGGTCTTATTTTTATGCTTCTAGCAACGAGTTATGCCTCATTTTAAGAAGCCTTGCAAAAACAATCGGTTTCAAATTCAAATAAATCACATTGCTGTTGTGAAAGTTCGTGCAAGTCTTGTGCTTTAGTAAATGGTCTTTGTGCCATTTCAACTAATTCTTCAATGCTTTTATTCGTTCTTAAATCAAATCTTGGTATTTCTTCGGAACTATATTTTTGTTCCATTTCAAGCCACCATTTAGCACTTTCAGGATTTTCTTTTATAATTGTCAATCGTTTTTTTAACGACTTCTTAA